CTTCCAGATATTCAAATCTGGTTTGAAACTAATTGGATCCTCAACTGGTTTCATTAGACCAGCACCAACAACTTTATTGTTTCTGCCAGTTGGTTTTACTTTGAACTTGGTTGGTTGTTCTGGAATGACAAATGGTTTTTTCAAGTCACGGAAAATTCTCTTACGAGACTCTGCAAGAACTTTTCCTTTAGATTCATAAGATTGGAAATCCATTCTAAGATTATGTTTAATGTTTTTGGGACTGGAATCAGGCAATTTATTTGGCCTTGGAGGAGTTGGTCCCATATCCTTCATAAGTTTATCAAATGGATCTACTTTTGTTTTTGACGTAGTTGGTGGTTTAACAGGAGGTTTAGATTTCAGAAGATTTTTACTTGCATTAAATGCTCTCAATATTAGTCTAGCCGTGGCCAAACCAATACTAGCAACAATTGCAGGTTTAGCAAGAATAGCAACACCGAGAACCGCAATACCTGCTAGAAGTGCTGCTAGGCCCATTGCTTTCAATTTATTCAACAGAGCAGATTTTTGTGCATCTGTTTTTGCTTTCTTAAGTTCTTCTAGAGTTGCCTTTATCTGAGCATCTTTGATATTATCAGGTCTTTCAGCAGGAATATTAGGATTACCAAACCCATATGGATCGGGATCGTTAATTTTTCCACTTAAAATGTAATCACCCAATACTTTTACTGCAGCAGTGTAATTGTGCCCTGCAGTCTCATACCTTTCCATTGCAGTGTCATAAGGAATCCATGATTTGTCAATTTCGCCCAACAGATCAAGACATTTTTCCCAATCTTCAGCAACAATTGCTCGATTCACTTCTGCTAATAAATTGCTTATTATGGGAAAAGTTATATCACCTTGACGAAACAATGCCTCTTTAGCCTCATTCTGCTTCAGTTTGGCATTTCTTTTATTGTTTATTAAACGCACAGTTGAAACATAACTCAGATTGGTGCCCTGAACCATTTTTTGAATGTTTTCAAGTTCCATTCCCCCGACATATCCAGCAACAAAGTATGGAGAGTCATAAGATTTTAAGAAACTCAATCTGTTCCTAGAATAATTGGTTGGTTGTTCTGGACGGAATGGTTGAGGTTTAGGAGGATCTCCAGGATCTTGATATGGTTGTGGATCTGTAGAATTTGCAGATGGCACATTTACCGTCACGTCTCCCTGAGGAGTATGTGCAGTGATTGATCCAGCACTTGTTGGTTGTTCATAAAACAGAACAGACTCTTTGGTAAGATCTCCCCTCTTGGTATCGAATCTTACCTCACCAGGTAACTTCAGTTTGGTTTTACCAATACCTTTTGGTTTTGATCCACCACCAGCAGTGATTTGATTCAAGATTCGTTCACTCCTTGGATCATCAGGAGGAAGTTTATCATATAGTTTTAAAAGTTCCTTACTGATACTAGTACTTGCAGAAGATCCTGGTTTTGCATTTGCACCCCTCTGAAGTAGATTATCAATTTGTGATGAGGTCTTATCATCTAACTTAGGAGTTTTTGATTCTATTTCAGAAAATTGAGTTTGCTCACGTTCAGCCTCACCTTTCAGTACACCCTGAATTGCATCGGCAAATGCATCTGAATCGCTATTAAATAAATCATCTAATTTATTGAAATCTGTAGATCCATCTGGTTTTTCTACACTTTTAGCTGCTGCTTTTTCTTTTGCGGTAGGTCCATCATCGGATGAAGATCCTGTTACCTGTCCCCCAGCTTTTGGTGGGGCAGCGAGTTCAATACCAATAGCGCCCAATCCACCAACACCTGCAGCAGCGCCTGGTGTTGGACCAGTTTTCATCATCTGAGGAGTAAATGCCTTTATGACATTCCATCCATCTAATCCAACTGGCATCTCTCCAGTTTTCTGATAGTGTTTAAACAAATCATTATTTAATGTTCTTTGAGACCAATCCCACCTTATTCCGTCTTTAGGTGTTATTGTTTCATACTTTCCAAGTTTCGTATTCCAAACTTCTCTCCCTTTATCAGAAAACTTCGGTGGACGAGGAGCACCCTTTCCTTTTGCTGCGGTAAATTTACCTGCCTTATTAATATTGTTAAGTGCTTGAGCGGTATTTTTAGCACCATAAATCGCTTGAGTAGCTCTGAGCGCCTGTACAGTTTGCACAGCTTTCATTGGTTGAGATAGTGGCACAACCATCATTGCATCATCAAGAAGAGAATTAATTGCTTCAAAAGGATCTTTTTTCCAGGTGTTTGGATTCATCCAATGTCCATCCCTTCTGGCATTAGTGTAACCTTGACTAATGACAGCATTTTTTGATTTTCCGTCTGCTAATGCAGCATCTCCACCGCCCAGTTTATAGACATTATATTCTGCATCGTTCTTAAAATCTTTCGGGAAATATTGAGTTCTATCGAGACCTAAATTTTCTCTACCTTGCTGTACAACTTCTGCTCTTGATTGATTTTTTTCGGTCTCTGCTGCTTTGCCACCACCGGCTTTATGAACGGCATTGTTCCAATCTTTTACTGCCTTCTCAACTCTTGGGTTACTATCACCATACTGACCAAGATTCTTTTCTAATTCTCGTATGTTTTTATCTCTCTCTCGATTTGCAGTTTTATCGTCACCAAATGCTGGGCCCGCTTTGTCAGAGGACTTAGGAGGTAGATCTGGCAAAGGTCCACCAAGAAAGTTTGTTCCAAGATTAAATTTTTCTTTAGCCTTTTGATAAGCATTAGCAAGTTCATTTAACTCTTTATTTGTAAGAGTGGGATCTGCTGCTAAGTCTTCACCTACTTTATCATCAGCGAGTGCTTCTGCTTCCTCTGGAGTAAAAGAATCAAGAAACTCGTCAAGAAAATCAAGACCATCTTCAAGTAATTCCTCTACAAAATCCTTAAATTTATCAGGCAAGTCTCTTAAAATATCTGGTATCCAAGGAAATCCAGCCTCTTCTGGATTACCCATCGTGGGAGGAGTTCGACTACCTCTTTCTTCAGTTGTTGGTTTTGGTGTTCCCGTGATTACACACAAATATCTCCCATACTGATCTGCCACGTTTGAAGGTGGTCCAGGATAAAATGCTCTGTAATTTGGAGTATCATTATCGGCACCATTCAATTTTGCAGTGCCTTGGAACCAAACCGCTTGATCTAAAGTTAATTGACCATAACTAGTGAAATTAGATGATCCATCCCAACTACCTAACTCACCAGTGATTCTGGCAAGGTTAACCATCTTTCTATCAGACTGTCTGATATATCCAATCTGAGTAAAGTTTCCCCAGGCATACCACATCGATGCCATAGGTCCAAGAATATAACTTGTATCTCCAGGTGGTTCAATAGTCAGAATTGTTCCATCCGTGAGAAATAAACCTGTTGTGTCATCCCCCGTATATCCTGCTCCACCATCTCCATCTTGAGTAAAATCTGCTGTTCTTGGCAAAAGCGTTATTGTCTCCTTATCATTAATCTCAGGAGTCAACGCATATATGCTAGTTGTATTATTTGTAGGCAAAGCCTCAAGCAACTGAAGTTTCTCATCTACCTGAGAATTCTTCAGTACCTTAAGTGCTCTTGTATACCTATTCTTTGCCATTACCCAGCCTTATATTGAAATATTTATCTGTTGTGTTGCACCCGGATATTCTACACATCCCTCAGGCCATCCAACTATAGTTATGCGGTTGTGTGTAGCACTATCATTTACAACTTCGATCCCATGAGGTACTTTTGGATTAATCCAAACAAATCGATTTGGTGTTGGTTCAATCTTTTCTTCATCACAGTTTTCAAATTTTAGATTACCGCCCCAAGAAGAATCCCATGATGGATGAATATAATATACAAATCCACCAAAGTCAATATGATATCCTGTTCCTGATGATTCTCTGTCTATATTTGGGGGCAATGTATTAATAAAAGACCAACCATCTATGGTGCTGTTCCAATGTTCTTGAAATAATCCCAACTCGGTAAGTCTTTCCTTTATCCAACCAAGAGTTGTTCCGTATGGTTCGTTTATATTTTCTACAAATTCTGGAGTGTTCAGGTAATTGTCCAAGTTACCTTGAATCCAACTCCACTTATCATCTGATAAGAAATTATCTATAACAATCGCTGCTGTTCTTGTTGACATTAAAAAAGGAGGCAATTAACCTCCTTTTATTTATTGTTCTACGGCAGTTTTCTTTTTGCCAATGTTGTATTTCTGTTCCAAGATCCATTCACCCTTATCTTTGTAAGAGAGAACTTTAATCTGATTCAATGGTGCAATGTCAAGAGTATCATCTTCTCTGACGATCGAAATCAGGCCCCAGTCAGAAAGAAGGCGAGCAATACGATTACGGCGCTGCACATCGTTAAGAGTAAGGTTTGCGTGCTTGCCATCAAGAGCAAACAGTTCCTTAAAGTGAACGATAAAGTATCTTCCTTGCTTATGCAGAATATGGCAAGACTGATAGAGTTTTTTCTCCTTTCTGGACGCAACTCCAATACGAGTCAAGGTCTCTCTCACTTTGAGGAAATCATCTGGTTCATTCAGAACCACCTCAAGCATTTTTTCTTGTGACCATTCAAAAGTGGGTTCCACAGTGGTAGTCATTTCTTCCCTCCAACATCAAGTCGTTGTTTAATAAAGTTAATCTGTTCTTTGGTCAGGATTTTCAGAGCTTGGGATGCTTTCTCATTACTATAACCATAGTATTGTTTAATGCTTTCTAGGTCCGTGACTTTATCCTTTCGGAGCCAGGGAGAGAATCTCTTCTTTTTCCTCAAAGTATTTAGATAAAAAGAATATTGCATATCTTTACTTAACTGATGATTCTTGTTCATCTCATTGGCAAACAGAATACAGTCAAGATGACCAGACAGGCATCGATTAATAATATATGGGGGATATGACTTAATTGCTTCAGGATCCTCTGCTAGATTCTCCTTAGTAAAGTTGATTGAATTAAGCCAGTCTTTCAGTTCCATCTTCATCAGTAGTCTTGTTTCTAATTACAATTTGGTTGTTCTTATAATCGGCACTAAACTCAAGAACATCATCAGCATCCCAAAGGAGTTCCTCATAAAGTGCATTGAGTTTTGCCATGTCTTCGTAGAGTTGATTTGGATTTGGCATATTGATTACCTAATAATTTGAATGTCATCGTCCTCTGTCCAGAGTTCGACCTTTGTTCTGAACCTACCCTCTCTCTTGAGGGTCTCATATCTTTTAGATGCTTTGCGTTTCCACCAAGCAAGTATGTTATCTAGGTGGAACTTGTCCCAGTTCTGTCCAGGAATGAGTTTATCGTGCTCCTCACAGATAACTTCCTTGACGTTTGCATATCCATAATCAGAAATATAAAATCTCTTCTTCTGGGTGAGTCCAAATGCCATATCGATCACAGCATTGAAGTGCTCCAGTTTCTCTTTGTCCTGCAAAGAGTTCTTGATAATGCGAATCATTTTAGACTGACGCTTCATCTTCTTAGATGATGCCTTGTTATCAGTCAGTGGAGTGTTGTTGTTAAGCGCCGTAAAACGGTCGTGAAGGCGGTGGAAGACCTCATCGTGCAGAAGAGGTAGGAACTTACTATCAGTCAGGCCCTTGTACCGCATGAAGGGTTTCAGACCATCATACTGAGATGCTGAGGTAGTAGACCCATACAAAGAAGTAGTCTCGAACAGTGCAATGTCTTTCTCAAAAACTTCATTCAAAGTCTCACGAGCAAAATGAGAGACACACATCAGTGCCAGAAGTTTGCCGCCAAGATAGTTATATCCAAACGGTTGCGATGGGACGATTACAAATCCCATGGCAGCATGACGATTGAATACAGACAGATTAGGTGCCTTCCCAAGCCACACATTTCTAGGTCTGGAGTTGATCGTTGGAGATCCGAAACGAATGAATCCAACCACAGTCTGAGTCCTCTTCTCAAACACCATCCAACGCAACTCTCTACCAGGAATGTTGCTCTCATTGTTGTGAGAGGAAACTGCTGCTAGAAGATTGCAATAGTGTTCTTGAGGAACCGACTTAGCAAAACGATTA